CCCGGACCCTTCCTTGCCGTCGGCCGCGGCTGATCTGTGCGCCGTTCGGCCTGTTCAGGGCGTTCTTCAGCTGCGCGCCGCCGCTGCAGATCAGCGTTCGGACCAACGTCGGGATCAGTGACCGGATCAGTGGTCCGATCAGTGGTCTGTCGCTGATTCGTCGGTGATCGGTCGCTGATCTGTTGCTGATCCCGCGGCTGATTCGCCAACGCGTCGGGCAGGTCGAACACGGCCTGGTCCCGGCCGGCCATGGTGGCCCGCTCCGCCTCGGTCGGCTCCGGCAGCAGCACCATGTCGGCCTCCTGCGGCGTCCGGTGGCCCTTGTGCTCGTTGCAGCGGGCGCAGCACGTCACGAGGTTCTCGCCGGCCGGGCCCGCTGGCGCATCCGGGTCCACGTGATCGAAGTGCAGGACCTTCCGCCGGTCCTTGTTTCGGCCCGACTTCGGGTGCAGGGGGCCGGACTCGCAGTACCGGCAGCACTTCCCATCCCGCAGCCACACGAGGTTCTTCAGGCGGCTGTCGCGCAGGTCCGCCTTCTGCTGCCGGTTGCGGTTGTGCTCCGCTCTCGATGGGTTCCGGCGCAGGAACTTGTGGATGCGGTAGGCGTACCCCTCGGTCCACTCGTCGCCGAGGCACTCGCACTCGTCGCCCGGCTTGTGCAGCAGCGGCGGCCGGCCGAGCACCGGCCGGGTCAGCAGCTCCAGGACCTTCGGCCGGGCGTACTTCGCGGCCAGCTCGGCCGTCAGGTACCCGTCGGTCAGCAGGTGCGCTGATTTGCTCGCCAGGCGCGTGAAGGCGGCTTGGATGGCGTCGAGTAGCGCCTGACTGCCGCCCGAGAGTGCATCCCAGATCACGTCGTCGGCGAACTGGTCGTCGAGCAGGTAGTACGCCACGTCGACCCCCGCCAATTCAATAGATCAACATCGTTGTTACTCGTGAAAGCGAACCGGCGCGGTGACCCACCAAGGTCACCGCGCCGCTCGCCGCGCTCCATCGCTACTCGGTCATTTCGATCCAGCTCGTGTCCGGCGGTGGCTTCGGGCCAGCCGGAATACGCCACCCGCTCGTATCCGCCACTACTGCGTCCACCCCGGCCGGCAGGTACGGCGACGTTTTCACGCCGGCTGCCGGCAGGTCATCCGCTGGCACCCCGAGCGCCTCGGCCACCTGGTCCCCGACCTCCGGCCGGCAGACCACCACCTGCTCCATCCGATGCTGGTGGTCGAGCAGCGTGCCGGAGAGTTCCCTGAGCGTCCGCATCATCTCTTCCGCGCTGAGCGGTGGCGGATGAGCGACTGTGCCGCCTGGACAGTCCGGCTGCACGTCGACCGTCAGCACTCCGAACAGGCCACGCAGGTCTGGGCAGGTGCACAGCGGATGCCGACGGCCGAACCGGCTAGCCTCGGCCATGGCGCAGCTCCTGCAGCTCGGCCAGGCCCTGGCGGTTCCCCGTTGCCATCGCGACCAGGTACCAGTACGAATCGATCGGCATCCCTCGGCGACTCGCGGTGCGGCGCGACCGCCGCAGCTGGCGCGCCGTGAGCACCGGACGTCCGGTCTGGTCAAGGTATGCACAGATGCGCTCGAAGACGCCCGTGTCGCCGCTCCCGTACTGCCGGTCAGCCACGGCTCAGCCCTCCGTCGGCGTGATCGGCTCCACCCGGCGACGCGGCCCACCGCCGACGATCCGGTGTGTCACCAGGTCCGACAGGTCCGCGTGCTGACTCCGGCGCATCCGCCGATACGCCTCGTGCGCCTCGGCGACCCACACAGCCGGAACCGAATCCAGGTACCGGTACGCCTGCAGGACCACCCCGTTCCGGCTGGCCGACAGCACCTCATCCCTGTGCAGCGCCCGCTCCTCGGTGAGATACCACCGCAGCACGGTCCCGTCCATCACCGTCGGGCACTCCACCACGACCGCGGCTGCGGTGCCCTCGCCGAACACCCCGAGCAGCGCCCGGTGCAGTTCGGCCCAAACTTCGTCCACGCCCGCAGTGATCGCAGCCTCGGCCACGTCGGCGGGCAGCTCTACCGTCAGCTCAGCCACGGTCGGCACCGCCCTCCGGGCTGGCGGAGTCCTCGGGCACCTCGGCCGGTGTCGGCTCCTGTGTCCATTCGGCGCTGATGTCGGTACTGGTGATTCGCAGCAGAGCCCGGCCTGGCGCCCCGGCGATGTCGAGCGCGCGGACCATGTCGCGAAGCACTGAGACGTCGGGGTGGTTGGCCCTGAAGCTCGTGACGCGCGTGACGGTGGTCTTTCCCGTGGTGACCGTGTCGCCGGACCTAGCGCCGGTACTGATGGTCGTGGTCTCGGTAACCCAGGTGACGATCTCAGCCACGGTCGGCACCACCCTCCGGGTCGCTGGCGGCCTCGATGGCCTCAGCCGAAGTCGGCTCCCGGCCTTCCGGCAGCGGCCCGGTGACGGCGACCGTAAACGGCCCCCGCACACCGGCGCTGAACCGCTCCGCCGCCTCGAGCGCCATCACCACACGCTCCGGTGGCGTCCACGGGGTGATGTGCAGGTCCGGCCTCGACGCGAACAGCGCGCCCATGGCCACCTGTGCGCCGCAGCCGACCGCGTCGTACCCGTCAGCCGCCTCGCCGACCTGGTAGTCGCTTTCGATTCGGAACAGCCGCCCAGCCACACCGACCAGCAGCGTGCCGGCGCTCTCCCGCTCCTGGTCCTTCGTTGCCCAGCCGGCGAGCTTCAGGGCCTCGCGCAGACCGTCTATGACCTTTGTGCACATGAACCCGTGCAGGTCCTTGGCCACCAGGGCACCCGGAGGTGGGGTGAACGCGTAGCGGATGACCTGACCCATCCGGAACGAACTCGTGAACCCCACCACGTAGCCGCCAGGCAGCGTGAAGACCTTGGGATCGGACCGGACCATCAGGTCGAGCCCTGCCACGCCGGCGGAGTCGCCCCCGACGTACACCTGGCCGTCGTGGACCAGGCCCACGATCGCCGTCATGCCCGCACCTCCGGAGCGTCACCCTCGAGCGCTCCGACCGGGGTGGTCGGCGGCGTCCAGCCGGCGCGCACCAGCAGGTCCCGGGTCGCCTCCGGCATCACCACGGTGACCGCGTCCTCGGTCACGTCGCTGGCGCTCACGGCCAGCTCGAGCGTCAGCGTCGGCAGGCGGCGGTACCCGTGGGTCAGCGTTAGGCCGCTGATCGCGTGCTCGACCCTGACCCCACCGATCTCCACCTGTACGTCGTGCGGCTTCACACCGCCCGCGATGCGTAGCCGCTGCGGACCGTGCAGCAACACCACGTCCTGATCTCCGGCCGTCGGCAGATCCACCCTGGCCGGCGCCGACACATCCACCACCACGTCCCGGCTCACCGGTCACCACCAGTCCGCACACCGGACGCGGTGCGCAGGTTGAACACCTCGGCGTCGCCGGCCGGGGCCGGACGCTCGTCCACCCCCGGGATCGGGTCCCGCTTCCACCGACGGTCCTTCATGTCGTGCAGCAGCTGCGCCAGCTGCTCCTCGTCCACATCCGTCAGAGCCGGCTCGATCCACTCGATCGCCAACTTGAAGATCTTGTCTCCGTTGTCCAGCCGGTCCTCGATCGCTGCCGTCTCCAGCTGCACCACGGCGAACCGGGGACGCCCTGGCGCCTCGAGCAACTGCCGGAACAGCTCCGACATCCCGTTGCGGCCCTCCTGTTTCGGCAGCGCCGCCTTGATCTTCGTCCCCATCAGGTCCTTCCTCGTGGTGCTGGTAGCTGGTCAGGCGACCCGGCGCAGGTGCCGGATCGGTCGGTGCCGCCGACGCGGCGGCCAGTCCTCGGCGAGGACCCGGCGGCGCTCCGCGATCAGCGCTGGGGTATCCACGGGCACCGGCGGCAGCCGTGGTGTGGCGTAGCGCTCGACGACCAGGGCGTCGAGCAGCCGGCGGCGGGCCCGGGTCACCGAGCACCCCCGGGATACGTCGTGCCGGCCGGCGGGTACGACGCGTCGGCCCGGGCCCGATGCGACGGATCACCACCTGGTATGTGCGACGGCTCGGCGCTGGCGTACGCCTCCCACGCCCGGCCGACAGCACCCGACCCCGGGAACAGGTCATCGAAGCTGTCGCCGGGCAGGGCGCCGAGCAGGTCGAACAGCCAGCCGCAGAACGCGGCCGGTTTGGTGCCGACCACCCGGCCGGGCAGGGTGGTCATCGGGGCGACGCCGTGAACCAGGGAGTCGACCCGTCGCGCCTGCAGCGCCCCGTCCCCACGCGACGGATCGGCCGGCCGGCCGCCGTGGTAGATCACCGGCTCCCACGCGTTCAGCGGCCACCTGCTGACCGTGGGCCGCTCGCCGCGGTGCCACGCCGCGACCCGCACACCGCGCGGACACAGGGCCAGCACGGCGGGCAGCGCCGCTGCCGAGGTCGACAGCGCCCACCCGTCGTACGTCGACAACGTACGGATCAGGGCGGCGTGGTCGACCTCGCCGGCGTAGTCCGGGTGGCCCCGGTACAGCCACGCCTTGCCCGGGTATGGCGGGTCGGCGTAGGCGAGGCGTAGCTGGCGGCCGGGGTCGACGGATCGCCACGGCACACCGACGGTGCGGGTGAAGCGGTGGCGGGCCTGCCGACACCTGGTTGAGCAGCACACCGCGTCCCGCCGAGCCCGCGCCGGGATCGGCCCGGAGCACCAGGCGCACTGCCGACGCGTCGGCGAGGTCCTGGGCGACGCGTCCATGCCGGCGTCACCCGACGCGTCGCCCGCCTCGGGGTGCGACGCGTCGGACGTGGCCCGGAGCGACGCGTCGCGCAACACCACGGCGCTACCCATCGCGCTCACCGAGGATCCGGGCGTCCAGCTCCCGGGCCGCGTCCGGTGTCGGCGGCGGCCCGGCCGGCACCCGGGGCCGCGGCGCCGGCCGCATCCGGTGACGCGCGTCGCCCGGCTTGCCCATCAGGCCGCAGGCCCGGCACACTTTCCGGCCGCTGAAGTCCTCGCGCAGCTCCGGATCCGGATCCAGGTCGTGTTTCCCCCGGGGTGCCGCCTGGCCGGTCACGATGCCGCGCCGATCAGGTCGAGCAGGCTCGACTGCACCGGTGCGCGCCGCTCGGCCGGCGTAGGCCGCCGTTGGTCCGGACGGCACGACTCCCACACGGCTGCCACCGACACCTGCAGCCGCGCGCTGACCGCCTCCCACGCCGGGCCCGACCGGGGCGCCCAGTCGCGCAGGTACACGCACCGGGCGTCCATCGCGTCGGCCAGCTGCCCGCACGCCTCGGTCGACGCGTGGGTGAGCTGCGCCCACACCCGCTCCCACGGCGCCCAGATCTGCCGCCGGCGGGACTGCGGAGCGTCCCAGAAGACGCGCACACCATCGGCGTCGACGGCCCACGCGAGGCCGTAGCCGAGCGTCCCGCACCCGAACTCCCGGGCCAGGTGCGACGGGTCCGCGGTGGCCAGCGCCATGCCGACCCGGTACGGGTCGGGGCAGGCAATCACCCCGGCCGCCCACTCGGCGATGTCCGTGTCCGGCTTGACGAGCTGGGCGCCGACGACCTCCTGCGCGACGACGACCGCCGCCTTGAGCTGGGCCAGCAGTGCCCGCTGGATCTGCCCGCTCACGGCTCGATCACCTCCTGGTCCTGCCCGTCGTCCATGCCGGGTAGGGCCGGGCCGGTCTGGACCACCCGGCGGGTACGCGGGCGGGGCGGGCGATGCCCGGTTCGCTTCCGCTCGCACTCGTCACCGCGCCCGCGGCGGCGGCTCTCCAACCGCCGCAGCGGGCGCCCGCACTCCGAGCACGACACCGGCACCCGCTCATCCACCGGTGCCCGCCTCCCGCTCACTGCGGCAGTGTGGGCACTCGGCGGTCACGTCCGGCAGGTCCTGGCCGAGCGCCCCCGCAGCCACCTCCCCGGTGGTCGCGTCGCCGAGGTGCCCGCGGCAGCCGTTGCACGCCCGCTGGGGCGCCTCCCACTCCACGGCCCCCGGGTCTCCCTCGACCCTGGTCCACGTCCGCGGCAGGTACAGCGCCCGGTGGCGTCCACAGAATGGGCCCGCGCCGGCCACTTCCTGCCGGCACATGTCCAGACCGGTCGCGCCCATCGTCGGGCAGCGCATCGGGCCGTCGCGGTGGTTGTCCTCCGCGAGCAGCTGCAGCAGGTGCCGGATCCCGGCCGCCTCGTCGGCGACGTTGTCCCGGCTGGGTCGCATCTCCCGCGGGTAGTCCAGGTAGCCGCGGCGGTGCGCGTACATGCCGCCCGGGTGCTGCGCCCACCAGTCGGCGGCCCGCCTGGCGATGACGTTCCCAGCGGCGGCCCACGGGTCAGCGGGCGGTTCGGGTAGCTCACCGTCGTCCCAGCCCATCGTGTGCGCCAGGGACGCCACCGCTGTCGGGTAGAACGTGACCAGCCGGCGGCCGACCAGCTGCCGCACCTGGTCTTCCGCCTCGGCGGGCCGCAGGGCCGGCGGCCCCTGATCGGTGTGGTGCTCGCGCCAGCTGTCGACGATCGGCACATCCAGCGCCCGAATGATCGTCGTGTCGATCAGCTTGTGACCGGACACCACCTCCACGGCCATCACCGCCCGGTACATGACCCCCGGGAGCGCGGGGACGCCCTGCTGCGCCAGGATCACCGCGGTCGGGTCCTGCAGCACCTCACGGGCCCACTGGACCGCGGCGCCGCGGCGGCGGTTCGCGTCGGCCCACCACGACGCCTCCGCCTCGGCCTCGATGCAGCCCTGGCACATCCGGCGCCCGGTGGTCGGCGCCTCGGTGCGGGCCGCCGCCCGCGGGTACGGATCCTGCTGCGTCGCGCCGCAGCGGGCGCACGTCCGGCGCGCTGCGTGCCGGGCCTGCTGCCGCTCGGTCATCGGCCGCATCGGGGTGGCTGCCTCGATCCGGTAGAGCGGGACGTAGATCCACTTCGCCGTGCCGTCGCGCGTCAGCAGGGACGCCTCCGGCTCCTGGCCTGCAGCCAGGTTCCGGCGGTGCAGCTGCCGCAACTCGGTCTTCGTGGCCAACCCCGGGCGCTCGTGCACCGGGGTCTGCCGGTACAGCGGCCGGCCCGCCGGGCACTTGTTGTCCTTGAGGTTCGGGTTCGTCGCCGGCATCATCGGCCGCCTCTCTGCGGGTAGAAGCCACGGGTGATCAGCTCGAACTCCCGGTCGCGAAGCGCCGGGTCGGCGAGCATGCGGTCCAGCCGGGCCCGCATCTGCCGCCGCCGGTCCGGGCGGCGCGGTGCGAGCGCCGCGGCGGCCGGGCCCGAGCGGGCCGGCTGGCTGGGAGTACCACCGCCGGCCGGGGCCGGGCTGCCGGGGCCGCGGTCGTCGGCGAGCTGCTCGGCCGCTGCCGCGTTCGGGGGCGGCGGGTACGCCCACGTCGCCACGAGCACCAGCCCGCGACCGACAGCGCGCACCAGGCCGGCACCCCACGGGGCCGGGTGGCGGGCGCACCACTCACACAGCAACAGCGCCAGCAGCACCACCAGCCAGATCAGGTGGCCGGCGATCGCCGGCCAGCCGAGCAGCGCCACCACGGCCGCCACCAGGGCGCCCACGGTGACCAGCGCCAGGGCCGGGCGCAGCTCGCGCGGATACCGGTCCGCGGCGGCCTTGATGCGGGTCAGCATGAGATCCCCCACGACGGTGAGATGCGGTCAGCGAGGTTGCGGCAGGCCCGCGCCTGGCTGGCCTTCACCGCGCCCACGGTGAGCCGGGCGGCGGCTGCGGACTCCTCCACGGACAGGCCGCGGTAGAAGCGGTCCTCGATCGTGCGGCGCTGCCCCGGCACCAGGGCGGCCACCGCCACCCCGAGGCACTGGCGCAGGGCAGCCAGCTCGGCCAGCTCGGCCGGACCGGGCTCCCGCGACGTGACATCAGGGACGTCAACGCACTCCGAGTCCGATGCCCGGCGGCGCACCGCGGCGGACTTGTAGTGGTCAGCGACGATGTTGCGGGCGACCGCCACCAGCCACGCCCCCGGATCCGCGGCGGTGCGCCGCACCCGGCCGATGCCCTGCAGCGCCCGTACGAACGTGTCCGCGGTCAGGTCCTCCGCCAGCTGCCGATGCGACCGCACCCGGCGGCACACGAAGCGGTACACGGTGTCGAAGTACCGCTCGTAGAGCTGCCCGAACGCGTCCCGGTCGCCGGCCTGCGCCCGCGCCACCAGGGCCCACGCCTCGACCCGGTCCGCCGGCACAGGCGGCACGGGCCCGGTCACCACGGCAGATCCTTGGGCAGCACATCCGCCATCAGCTCGACCCGCTGCGCGCAGGTCGGACAGCGCGGCAGGGCCAGGTCCAACCCGGCGGCCGGCGGCACAGTCAGCACCACCGGGTGGTCGCACAACGCCCACGGCGACCGTTTGCCGTCGACGACCAGGAACAGGTGCAGGTGCCCGTCGCGGCCCGCCACGGCCACCGCGGACAGCGGCGGGGTGGCCGCCGGCGGGGCGGGGTCGACGGTCGACGCGTCGCCTGCGGGCCCGGCCGACGCCTCACGGTACGGGTCGGCGTCGAAGAACACCCCGACGCGCAGACCGGCGAACCGGCGGACGGCGCGGCGGACCGGGCCGTCCTGCTGCGGCTGCACTCCCAGCGCCGTGGCAACCCGGTCCACCGCCGCGTCGCCGTCGGCGTCGTCGAGCTCGTGGATCGGCACGACGTGCCAGCGGGCCATGGTCGGCAGCTCCACCTCGGGGTGGTCGGCCAGCCAGTCCGCGTACTGGACCAGGCCGCCGATCAGGTCGACGTGCGGATGGTCGACCGGCACCGGCCGCGGCACCGGGCGGAGCAGCTGGGTGGCGTGCGGGTGACGCTGACCCGGCAGCTCGACCAGACCCGCGTCGACCAGCTGGCCGCGCACCAGCCGCAGCACCTCGTCCACGTCGCCCTCGGCCACGTCACTCTCGGCCACCAGTTCGCTGCCAGCCGGGCCGATGCACCGATGCTTCGCGACAGCCGCGGCCAGCCGGGGCCACAGTCCACGGCCACGGAAGATCAGGTCAGCGTCGCGATCGGTGCGGCAGGCGATGTACACCTCATCGCCGTCGGCGGTCACCATCGGGTCGCACGCCGATGTCACCGCCCGGTCGTCGGCGGCCGGGCCGTCGACGTCGACGACCCGCTCCGGCGCGGTGGTAGGCACCGCTGGCGGACGGATCCGCATCCGGACCAGGGTGTCGGCGATCGCGGCGAGCGACCCGGCGGTGGCCACCACCGCCGCCGTCCGCACCCACTCGATGTCGTCGACGTGGTCCGACTGCGCCCGGTCGAACACCGCCCGGGCCCGCGCCGTCAACTTGTCGCTCCAGGTCATCGCGCATCTCCATCCTGCTCGGCACGGTGGGTTGCGAGCATCTGGCGCTCGGCGTCCGACAGCGGTCCACCTGCGAGGTCGAGCACCCGGCGGTACTCGGCGTCAGCCGCAGCCTGGCCGTGGTCGGCGTACTTCTCGGCGCCCGCCTCGGCCGCGGCGGTCTCGATCTCGTCGAGCCCGGTCGCCGTGATCACGTACCAGCGCGACCCGGGGGAGCGGAGCGCACCCTCCCGAACCCAGCCGGAGGCGAGCGCCTCGACGACCCGGTTGGTGCGCTTGTGGCCGCCCACGTGCCACGCCTGACCCGCCTCCGCGTACACCTGCCGCCGGCGTACCTCACCGAGGAACCGCAGCCGCGACGGAGTCATCGCGTGGATGTACAGCTTCGGCGGCACCGGGCCGCAGCGCGGCATGTCCCCGTCGGGCTGGGTGGCCGGGGCGGAGCCGCGAATCTCCGCCCCGACCGTGGACGCCGCGCCGCGAACCGCGGCGTCCGGATCCCCGGCGGGGGTCAATACCGGGGAGTCTGGTGCCGGGGCAGGCTGCGAGCCACCGCCCGCCCCGGCCGGGGACGCGGCACCCGACCGGGCCGCGTCCTGGTCTTCGAGGTGCGTCCGGTACGCCTCCCAGATCGCCACCATGCGCCGCAGCAGCAGGTCGTGATCCGGGGTGCCGGCGGCCAAGAGGCCGATGATGGCGCCGAGCATGTTCAGGATCCGGGCCTCGCCGAACCCGACCTGACGCCACGCCTCGAGCGCCGCAGCGGCGCGGCGCCGGTCGTCGGCGGTCGGGGTGATCGGGGCGCTCACTCGGTCACCGCCGGAAGGGTCGCGGTGGTGCCCGGGTCGGCTGGCGGCGTGCAGGCCGCACACAGCGGGTCGTCGCCGCCGGGGTGGTCCTCCGGGAGCAGCTCGCCGCAGCCGGCGCAGCTGTCGAGGATCAGGGACAGGCGCAGCGACACCGCGATGTCCGCCACCAGGTCGTCTGGTGAGCGCATCGTGGCGATCGCCGACAGGTAGACGATGCCGCCCGAGGTGCGCTCCGGGTGCACCGTGACCCGGGTGTCCTGCTCGCCCAGCCAGCGCAGCCACGCCGCGTACGCGGCCCGCGTCTCCTGCCGCGAGCAGTTCCGGGCCGTCTGGGTGGCCTGCACCCCGTACAGGTTGATCTGCCACAGCATCGGCGGCAGGTCCAGCAGCTGCACCAGGCGCAGCAGCATCTGCGCGGCCAGCCGCAGCCGCCGCTGCGTCCACGGGTCCTGGCCGGTCACGGGGTCACCGCCGGCAGGGTCGCGGTGGTGCCCGGGTCGGCCGGCCAGCCGTAGGCCACGACCCAACCCGACCCCACGCTGAGCCGGTCCACCGTCGCTCCGAGCCCAGCCAGCTCCTCACGCAGCACCGTGCAGACGTGGATCGTGTCGTCCCGGTCGGCGGAGATCGTGTCGCGCATGCCCGACACGACTGTCTCCACCGTCCACGACCCGAACTCCCACGTGGCCGTGGCCAGCTCCGGGACGGTGCGCGAGGCGGGCGGCGGGGCGGCGTCCGGGGTGAACCACTTGCTCCTGCTCGACGCCGGATACGGCCGGTGCAGCGCGGCCTGCGCCGGCTCGGCCGGGTCGACCGGCCCGTGGTGGTACAGCGCCCACACCAGGAGGCTCACGTCCGAGCGGCCCGTGGTCGAGTACGTCCGGCCCGTCCGCGCCCACACCAGCTCGGGCTGGTCTGGCTGGACCGTCGTGGAGTACGCCCGGCCCGTGCGCGTCCATACCGGCCCTGGCAGGCCGAGGCGCTCCGCCCACGCCTCCACCGCGCCGGTGGTCGCGAGCTTCAGCGCCACCATCCGCTCGGCGTCGTAAATGGTGATCTCGACCGGCACGGGCAGGCCGCCCTGCGACGGGGCGATCAGCATCGCAATCTCGCCGAACATGGCCAGGCGCTGCGCCTCGGCCGGGTCCGGTTGTTCCGGGTGCGCCCCGGTCTGCGGTACCGTTGTCATCGACCTTGACCTCACTTCTTGGTCACGAGCCCCGGCCGGCGCAACGGCTGGGGCTCAACTCGTTTCAGGACCGGGCGCCAACTGTCTGGCCGGCGCTCACGCGTTCGCTCGTTCCGAACCACCGGCGGAGCGACTCGTCGCTCACCTCGACTCCGGCGAGCCGACTCACCTCCGCCGCGACGGCCCGCCACGGAACGCTCAGCCGCCGCATCTCGGCGACGCGCTCCTCAAGGTCTCCCTCGATCTGGCGCTCGATGAGCTGCCTGACCACACTTTTGCGTGCCATGGCTTGAGTGTGGCATACCACCACTTCAGAGGCAATCAGTTCAGCCGGGCGTGGCCCGTCTTTTCTGCCGGTGCTCATTTATGTCGATGGGATTGCCTAACGTGTGGCACGCCGCCACAATCTGACCCATGGGGAAAGAAGCCGGAGAGCACTCACTTGCCACGCCTGCGACAACCCAGCCGAAAGGAGACATACCTGCCGATACGTTCTCGGCCCGACTGATCCTTGCGCGACACCACGCTGGCCACATCGGACAGCGAGAAGCCGCAGATCGATGCGGTGTCAACTACAACTCGTGGTCGAACTGGGAGCTAGGCCGCAGACCACGGGATCAGGTCGAGGTCTGCCGGGCGATCGCCGACGGCCTCGGCATCGACTTCGACTGGTTGCTGTTCGGCGGTCCGCTTCTCGGAGCGCGCGGCCGGCCCGTCCCCCGGACGAACGGGGGAGACGTACCTACGTTGGCGAATCATGGTCAACCCGAACGACCCACTCCGACCAGCCCGAACGGGCCACTGACGAACATCTCGCGACATCCCTCCACCGAATGCCCGTCACCCGGCCGCCGAGCACGCCGGATCATCGACCCGGCGGGCGAGGCGCACCTGCGGGCCGCAGCATGAGGATCCTCGCCATGGATGATTTGATCACCCGGCACCTGCGCCACACGCAGGCCGCCGGATTCTCCGACCACACCATCGGCGACCGCCGGTACGTGCTCGCCGCACTCGACCGCGACCTGCCGTTCGGGCTGGTCTCGGCGACCGTCGAGGAGCTCGAAGACTGGCTGGCCAACCCGAAGTGGAAGCCCGAGACCCGCGCCACCTACTTCGGACACATCGTCGGGTTCTTCACCTGGGCGTGCCGGCCGGACCGGCCGCAGCTCGACTACAACCCGGCGGCGGGCCTGGCGCGCCCGAAGGTACACAAGGGCGTGCCGCGCATGCCCGAGGACGCCGAGGTGGCCTACGCCCTCGCGACCGCCCCGGACCCCTGGCGGCGGTGCATGACCATCGCCGCGTACGGCGGGCTGCGCTGCGAAGAGATCGCACTCCTCGAGCGCCAGCACATCACCGAGGAGCGGATCATCGTGCTGCACGGCAAGGGCCGCAAACAGCGCTACGTCCCCACCCACCCCCGGATCTGGGCGTCGGTATGCGCACTGCCCCCCGGGCCCGTGGTCGGGCCGAAGCCACGGACGGGGGCGCCGGCCGACGCGCACTGGGTCACCATGGGCGGCGCCGCGGCGTTCGACCGGATCGGCCTACCGCAGATCACCATGCACTGGCTGCGCCACTGGTTCGCCACCCGCGCGCTCGACGGCGGCGCGAACCTCCGGGTCGTGCAGGAGCTGCTCGGCCACTCTGACCCGGGCACCACCGCCCGGTACACCCACGTGCGAGACGAGCAGTGCACGGCGGCAATCCGCGCACTGCCCGACCTTCCAGCGTCCAAGTAGGCACCCGGACGCACCCAGTGTGCCACCGGCCCCGCGACCAGACCATCGGTCGCGGGGCCGGTGACCTGCTCAGCGGCGGCGGCGGCTGCGGCGGCCGGCGAGCATCGCCCGAATCCGGCCGGTCGTCTCGCCGAGCACGTCGGCTATATCCCTAGGCGCCAGGCCCTTCGCGGCCATCCGCACCGCCAGGTCGTCCACCCGGATGCCCGGCCGCGACAGCCGCACGTACGCCACCTCGCCCCCGGCCGCCGCGACCAGTCGATCCAGCCGATCCCCCGGGTGCCCGACCGCAGCCAGCGCCCGGTCCGCGTCCCCGGCGCCGATCACCTGCGCCGCGTCCGCCGGCGACCGGGCGATCGCCGTGACCCGCCACCCCTGCTCAGCGGCGTGATCCTGACACAGGTGCAGCTGCCGGGCGACGTCGAGATGACCGGCAGCGTCGAGCACGATGACCGTCCTTGGCATCGTCGCGCCCCCGGTTACGCCCGGCGCAGTGGTCTACTGGGTGGCTGCGGTTCTGCCGGCGGCAGCGGCGGGATCGCGTCGCACGCCACGAGCAGCTGCACGCGGTGAGTCCGGCAGGCGCGCTCATCCAGGGCATACCCCTCGATCCACACCCAGTCGCCGCCATACCAGTCCGAGATGTCCAGCCGCACCCCGGCCACCTCGACCCACCGCGCGTAGCCACCCGGCCACCGCCACTGGTCCGCCTCGAGGTGGAGGACCTGGCCCACGAGCGGGACGCACCGGGGCGGCACGGACGCGCCCCCGGTCCGCTCAGACACCGGACCGGGCCGATCTGGTCGCCCGCCAGTCCGGGCAGTGCCGCAGCGGCAGCCCACAGACACACCGCCGGCGGCACCACCAGCGCCCCGGCCGTGATCGATGGTGCAACTGGAACAGCGGAGACATGGCACCTCCCGGCTCTGCATGGGTGGCGGCCGGCATGGGTACGGGCAGTGCCGGCCGCCACGTCGCGGGGCGTGACGGCGGGGCGCCATTCCCGGCCGCCCCGCCGGAGTGCCAGGTTGCGTGCACCTACCCCTAGGAATCGCCCCCAGTGGCACCCATCACTCAAGCTACACTCATGCAGATGTCTCGGTCTAGATGAGTAGGTCTGGTGCTACTGATTAATCACCCGGGTACGGTGGGCGACGTGCCTACCCCGCATGAGCGGCCGCGACACCTCGTGGTTGCGGACGAACTGCGTCGCCGAATCCTCAGCGGAGAGATACCGGCCGGCGCCCTACTGCCGTCCCAGTCCATGATCATGGATGAATTCGGGATCGCGCTGGGCACCGCCCGTGAGGCCGTCCGGGTTCTGCGCGACGACGGCCTGGTCGTCACCGAGCACGGCCGCGGCACCATCGCCCGACCGCCCGGCCCTGCGCGACGGCGCGCCTCTGAGCGCTACCGCGTCGACCGGCAGATGCTCACCGCCGGCGGCGACATCGAGACCCCGTTCACGCACGACCACCACACCACCTGGACCAGTGGACGCCTCGACCGCCAGTTCAGCATCGTCGCGGCCGACGACCGGGTCGCTCGCCTGTTCGACGTCTCGCCGGGCACCGCGCTACTCGAGCGGCGATTCGTGTTCTGGGCGGCCGGCACCGTTGAGCAGATGTCCACGTCCTACATGCTGGCGGACATGGTCGCCGGCACCCCGGTCGCCGACCCCGGCCGGGAGCCATGGCCCGGCGGCACTATCGCCCAGATGCACAGCCTCGGGATCGCTGTCACCGGCGTGCGAGAGACCGTCACCGTGCGGCGCGCAACCCCGGACGAATCAGGCACGCTCCGCATCGCCAGTGGCGCCCCGGTCGTCGTCATTACCCGGCAGATGGTCGCCGGCGACCGCATCGTCGAGGTTGCCGCGGACATTGTGATGCCCGCCGACCGGATCGCCCTCGAGTACTGGATCCCGCTCGACTGATCGCAATGCGAAGATGTGCCCCCGCTCCGGAGAGCGGGGGCGCGGCGTCCCGGCTGGCACTGCGCGGACGGTGCCGCGTGTCAGGGGCGGGTCGTCAGGACTTCCTGCAGCTGAGGACGATTTGCTCGCCGGGCGCCAGCTGGGTACCTGCCGGCGGCTCCTGCTTCACGACGGTCCAGTTCTGCGGCAGCAGGACGACGGTGTACAGGGGGTCCGCCGACCCGTAGGTGACGTTCTCCGGGCGGACGCCGAGGCGCTTCAGCTCATCGGTGGCGATCGCCGCATTCTTGCCCACCAAGCTCGGCATCGCCGGCGGCGGTGGCGGCGTCGTTGTCCGGGGAGGGGTCGGAGACGACGGCGCGGTGGTCGCCGGCCGCTCCTGCGCGACTGGCGGCACGTAGGTGCCGACTGCGGTCGGACGCTCCCGCTCATAGCTGATGGAACCGATGATCGTGAGCGCACCACACAGGCCGCACGAACCGGTCACGAGCGTTGCGGCGAGGATGGCGACGATCAGCCCGGTACGACTGCGCCGGGAGTTGGGCACGGTGATCGTGGGATACGGGGACTGGGGATACATGCCCTGAGTGTCGGCCCAGCCGACAACCGCTCAGCCCCGATGTCACCCATCCGTGGGCGAGGTACGGCCGGCCCCGCTCCGGGCCTCGCGCCGCAGTGCCCGAGCCGCCAGCACCCCGAACACTGCGTTGGCGACGACGTACGGCCATTGCCCGGTCGCCCACGCGTAGGTGGCAGCCGCCGGCGCGAGCACCACGCCGGCAATCGTCCACCCGGCCAGCCGCCGCCGGTGCGGCGCCGAGCCCACCAGGTACATGTGCAGCCAGCTGACCAGCGTCAGCAGCGCCGGACCCACCACCAGCAGCGACACCATGCCCCCCAACGTGAGATGCCCCGCCCGCGGCGGTCGCGGGCGGGGCCTTGAGTACCGATGTCCGTCTACGCCGGCGGCGGCAGCGACGGCACCCGTGACGGGTCCAGCCACCGGCGATGCGCCCACGCCACCATTGGGGTCACGGCCGCCATCGCTGCGGCAATACCGGCCGACCCGGCGACGTGACCCCAGTCCACCGACCCACCGGCCGCCGCGGTCGCCAGGGCCGCTTGCAGGACCTGCCACGCCGCGTCGCCGGCAGCCACCAGGGCCCCCGCCACCACCGTCTGCAGGAGCGTCCTGGCCGCCCGGTTGCGCGCGTCGAGCTTCAGCACGATGCCCCCCTTCAGGGCTTGTGGTCGACCACGTTGGTCACGAGCTGGACGACCGCGCCACCACCGGCGGTGAGCAGCGCCGCATACACCAGCCGCCGCATCGCCGTCCCGCCGTCCTGGATCGCCTTGATCTGCGCCTCGACCGCCCGTATCCGCACGTCGGCGGTGCGCTGCTCGGCGTCGTAGACGTCCTTGCGGACCACGTCGCCACGCAGTGCGCGGACCTCGCTGCGAACATCGGACACCAGCCTGCCGATCTCCCCGAGGGTCACGGCCTCAGTGTCGAGCACCTGATCGTCCCCCGTCACGACCGGTCAGCCTCTCGAGGGGGTCGCCCCGTCCAGGCCGCCCAGGACACGGCGGATCGCCGCCTCGATCCGGGCGTCGAGGCTCGCGGCGAGGTCGGCGACGATCGCGGCCCGGTCCGAGGCGGTCAGCGCCAGCGTGCCGGCCGGTCGGGCCACCAGCTGGTCCAGCTGCTGCGCCACGACCGACTGCCACGCCTCGTCGCGTTGCCGCCACTTGACCGGCTCCACGCTGGTCCCATCGCTGGCCTTCGACAACCCCTGGCTCCACGCGTGGATCACGTGATCGGTGTGCTGAGACACGTCGTCGTCTCCAATCCATCTGGTCGTGCTGTCCGCCCGATCGTCGCCGACCACCGACACATGCATGTGGTGGTCGTGCGGGTTGCTGCCGGTGTAGGTGCGCCACGTCCAAGGCGACGCCGTGGCGCTGAAGATCCTCCTGCTGAAGATCACGTACTTGATCCGCGGGTCCCGCGACACCCGGAGCGCCTCGGCCAGCCGCCCCATGTCCGCACCATGGGCCGGATCGTGGGTCAGGTCCATCGCCCGCACCACCCCGCCGGAGTCCGGGTTGTGGTCGCTGGTCGTGCCGGCGTGCGCGGCGTCGCCGATCGTGCCGTCGCTGGACCGGCTGCGGGCCGGGTACATCGCGTCGACCTGGTCACGCAGGACCAGCAGTGACTGCGCCACGCGCCATGCCGCCATCGTCATCACCTCTCAGGCCGTGCGGAGTGTGCCGCCGGTGCCGACCTTGACCAGCGTGTTGAACGCCACGGTGCTCGGGCTGCTGCCGCCGCTCTCCAGCTGGACGTTGCCCGCGCCCGACGTCCTCAGGAGCGAGGCGTAGATGGTGGTGGCGCCGGACCCGGCCGCGATGAACGGGATTGCCCACGCCACGTTGATGCCGGCGCCGCCCGCCGGGGTCTTGCCCAGCCGCACCGACCCGAGGTGCGGGCCCGAGGTCGCGGTCGTGGTGCGGAACCGCACCTGGAACTCGGACGTGCCGTCGCTGGTGGCGTAGATGGCCTGCCCGATGATTACGTACGCGGCGCCGGCGACCAGGGTGCCCGACAGGCGCGGCGCCGCCACATCGACCTCGGCGCCAGCCCCCGCGAAGGCAAAAAACGGGTTGGTTGTGATCTTCACCGCGTCGATCAGGTTGCCCTCGATCGCGGCGAGCCGGGCCCGGTCGGCGGTGACCGCCGTGTCGACGGACTCCGCCAGCAGCTGCAGGTGTGTCCAGAGCTGGACGTTGTCCGTGCTGGCCGGGTAGACCAGGCCGAGCGGCGTGGTGGGCATCAGCGCCTCCAGTCGATGACGAGCGTCCAGGCCGGACCCCAGGACCCGCGGCCGAGCGTGCGCACGTACGGGGTTGAGGTGACCACGTAGATGCTGAGCCCACCCGCGGCGCCGTCGACGATCGCCTGCGCCCACGCCGCCGGCAGCCCGAAGACCGTCTCGGCGCCGACGGCCAGGGCCGGCCCGGCCATGGCGTCCACCACCGTCGGGGCACCCGCCGGCCGGGTGGCCTCGGCGATCCGGTGCAGGGTGGTGGTCTGCGCCGCGTAGGTGCCGCCGGTACCACGGCGCATATGCACCCGCGCCCCGGTCACCGTCGCCCCCGCCAGCGACCGGGGAAGGCTGCCGTAGAAGGCGCAGCCCGTGTGCAGGCCCCACCCGCCGTACTGGCCCTGGTAGACGTCGTCGTTGTCGGTTCGCCAACTCCCACGCCAGGAGCGGGTCTCCACCGGTGGACACACCAGCTGCCCGCTGGTGGGTCGCCCCACATCCGGGGAGGTGTCCCCACTGCCCGGGGTCACCGTCGGGGTCGCGGTGCCCAGCCGCCCGACCACCACCCAGGACGATCCCTGCCTGGTGATGAGCACCGGGTCGTTCGCGGCGATGGTCACCCCGCGCAGCACGGCCGCGGTGACCACGGCGCCACCGACGGAGACGGTCACGGTCGCCCCGGACACCGCCGCGGTGGCGGTGCCGATCAGCACCCCGGACCCGGCGGTCGGGGTGGCGACGTCGGCGAGGTCAGCCACGGATGCGCACCCCCACCCGCATCGGCCCGTCCGCCGGGGTCAGCGGCATCGTCAGGCGCTCCACCACCCCGGTGCCGGCGTCGATGGTGACCGTGTCGCCGGCCTGCAGCGCCGGGTGCGGCACCGCCTCCACCTCGAACAGCCGGCTGGCCTGCCGCTGCCGGCGGGCCAGGATGCTCGCCGCGGCCGCCTGACACTGCTCCGGCGTCGTCAGCAGCGGCGACTGGAAGAAGTAGGGCACCGGTAGCGGGTTGAACGCACCGGCCGCGTCGAGGGGGCCGCCGGAGGCGTCCGCCGCGATGCCCTGCACCGCCTGCCCGTCGGCGGTGGTGCCGCGGGCCACCACCACGGTGGCGGCGCCGTCGCGGCTCAACCCGCCGCCCGCCGCGATCTGGATCCCGCCCGGGATGTCGGACAGGTCGAGCACCGGATCTGCGGTGTCGCTGGGCGGGGCGGTGACGACCAGGGCGCCCGTGTCGGACACGACCGCCTCGGCCGGCCAGGCGTCGAGCAGCTCGGTGACCGCGCCGAGGCGATCCTCGTCCCACGCCATCCCGGACGGCACCGCCCGGTCGGTCGGCGCCGCGGCGAGGTCGACGGTCAGGGCCGGCTCGGCCAGGGTGCGCAGCGCGGCGCCGATCGTTCCGGACGGCTGCAGCGGTGCGGTCAGCCGCGCCTCGTCGATCAGCTGCAGCAGCGACGCGGCCGTGACGTTGATCAGGTCGCCGTCGACGCTGGCATCCGTGATCAGGAACCATCCGCGGCCGACCCACTCGATTTGGCCATGGTCGAGTCCAACCCCGATTGAGGCGCGCATCCGCTGCCCCCACGGGGCCAGCGGATGGTCCGCGGCGGCGCCCGGGTCCCAGGAGACACCACGGTCCAGCCGGGGCACCCGCAGCGTGACCCGGTCCGGGATCCGCAGGGTGCGGTCGGTCTCGTGCGCCCCGCCCACCACCGGGATGTCGGTGGCCAGCAGCTGCGCGCCCAGCCACGCGTCCACCCGGGTGTGCATGGTCCAGGAGCGGGTCAGCGCCGCCGCAGCCGCCGCCGAGATGGTGATCATCACAGGGCCCAGTCGTGCTGCGCCACTGCGAGCAACGTCGAGTAGTCGCCGGCCAGGTCGGCCAGGGTCAGCCCCGCGTACGCGTCGGCGATGTCCTGCAGGGTGTAGCCGCGGGCGACGCTGCTGGTCGGCCACGGCTCGATCTCGGCGGTGTCCAGCACCCACCGGCGACGCGGGTCGGTGCCGTCCTGGCTCGCCCGCACCTCCCGGTAGCCGGCGACCGCCAGGTGCGCGTCGATGCCGGCGTAGCCGCCGGGCTGGCGGATCTGCACGATCCCGCCCGTCGCACCGTCGAGCACTCCCACCAGGTTGTCCGCGCCGGCGGTGGTGTCGGTGTGCAGCTCGATCTGGCCTGTCGGATCACCCATCGGCCCGGACACCATCACCGTCCGGCCGCCGACGACGTAGCTCGAGGCCACCCGAGTGCGGGTGCGCTCCGGGCGCGCCAGGATCACCACTTCGGCCGCCGACCCCTCGATCGCATCCGTGACCGCGACCTTGCCGCCAGGCAGGGTGTGCGTGGCCGGCGTGGTCGTGGCGACGTCGACGCCGTCGAGCTGCAGCACGTAGGACACGGGTACGCCGAAGGGCAGCTCCGCGTCGGTGACCACCAGGGACGGGTCCACGGCGGTCACGGCGTCGGCGCCCCGCACCGGGGTACGGGTCGAGCCGACCACCCGGGCGATGGTGACGGTGTCGCCGATCCCGATCCCGGTGGCTGACACCAGCATCCGCGGCGGCCAGGTGTCCTGCTCCACCGCCGACAGCGCGGCACCCAGGATCAGCACCCCGCCCCGGGAGATCGCACCTGCCCCGCCGGTGACCGTCAGCGACCCGGCGGCGCCGCTGGCCGCCGCGGAGGCGATACTGCAGCGCCACCCCTGCGCGGCGTCGTCGCCGGCGGTGGACACCGCCGTGCCGATCGCCACCCCCGGCCCGGTGATGCTGGCCCAGTCGTCCTGCTTCCAGCCGAACCACACCACCAGGCGGCCGGCCGAGCCCACCCCCCACGCCGGGTAGGCGATGTCCTGGGCGGGGCCGTTGAGCTGCGCGTCGGCCTGCAGGGCATTGAGCGACACGGAGCGGAACGCCGCGATCTGGGCGAGCGTGTCCGCACCCGCGACACCGTTCGCGAACGCCACCGTCGGGGCCGACTCGCTACTCGTGGCGAGCTTGCCCATGAGGCGGACGTTGCCCGCCAGCACCAGCGCGGTCCACCCGGCCGGCACCGCCGGCACCCCGGTCCCGGAGTTGCGGATGCTCGCGAGCAGCAGCAGCACGTCGCCGGCCTGCACCCCCGCCGGCAGCGCCGGGTTCAGCGAGGTGTTGTTGCCGGTCGCGGCGGCGCCGGTGCCAATGAAGGCGACCATCGGCTACCTCCGCCCCGCCCTGGCGCGCCACGCCTGGCGGTCGATCCCGTGCTCCACCTCGGTACGCGCGATCGACCGGATCACCTGGCCATCCAGCAGCACCGTGGTGGTGGCGTTGACGATCGGCACCGGCGGGGTCGCGCGCCCACCACCGGGAGCTGCGAACTCCACCCCACCCCGGAAGCTACTGAACCGCGCCCCCCTGCCCTCTCGGTCGTTGGCATTGCCCGCCACGCGCTCGATCTGGGCGAGGTTGCCATTGACCCAGGCGTTGACCTTGATGGTGATCGTCTTGTCCCGCAGTTTCGCCAGGGTCGCGTTGGTCTCGTCGACGAATTTCTCCACAGACCGCTGCGCCGTGCGCAGCTTGCCGGCCAGCTCGGACATGCCGAGCGCCTCAGCTGTGAGCGCCGCCGCGTTGAGCAGCACCGCCAACCCATGGCCGAACCGGGCCTGCAGGCCAAACCACGCCGGGGCGAAAACGCCCGTAAACCAGGCGATCATCAGCCCGAACGCGACAGCGATCCCAGCCGCGACCACGCCAGCCGCAACCGCCAGCGCAGCCAACCCGACCGTCAGCTGCAAAATCAGCTGCACCATCGTCCTGATCCCCAGCTGGACATTCGGGTTGTTCAGCGCCTCGTCCAACTTCGGGCCGAGCTTCTCCCACGCCGCCTGCGCCCAGGTGGCGACAGCCCGCAGGCTGACCTGCAGGCCGGCCCACGCGTCGGCGAGATCGCCCTTGATCAGGGTGGCGAGGTTACCCAACGTGCTCCTGATCGCGGCGACGGACGGATCGGAGTTGATCCGCTGCCAGATGCTTGACCACCAGCCGGCCAACTCGCCGGCCTTGATCTTGATCGTGTCCAGGTGGTTGGCGAGCAGCGTGAACGCGCCCAGCCCCGCCATGGCCGCGTTGCCGGTGACCGCCCCGATGGCCAAGCCGATCAACCCGAGCGCGTCCGAAGCGGCGCGCATCTGATCCTGATGGTCGGCCAGCCACACCACGACGTCCCGTACCGCAGCCATCCTCGACGCGAACGTCCGCGCCGCCGCGCCGGCCCGGTCCATCCCGCCGGCGATGTCTGCGGCGCTGATGCCATCAGCCCACCGGACGACCGCGTCCGCGATCCGGCCAATCAGCGGCGCCAGGCGCCCAAACGCCGGATCCGCGCCGCGAGCGGCCAGGCGCGACAGGCTGACCGCGATCCGGTCGACGTGCGGCGCCGCCAGGCCCGCAGTCGCAGCGACCCGCGCGGTCACCTCGCTGACGGCAGCGACACCCTCCGCACTGGTGACCCACCTGCCGTAGCCGAGCGCCACGGCGTTGACCGCCGCCGCGACCCGCTTCAGGTCCCGCTCGACGACCGGCAGGTCGAGCCGCACGAACGCCCGCGCCAATTCGGGGAGCCCCTTGCTGGCCACCGCGCCAACCCGGGCGGACACACCCTCCCACGCCACGGCGATCGGCTTCACGGCCGCCACCACCGCTGGTCCGATCGCCAGCATCGCAACCTTCGCCAGCACGGCACCGGCGGCCAGCGCCGGCAGCGCCCCGAGCATCGGAGCCATCGCCGCCGCAGCCCTGCCCACCGCGACCGCGGTCGCCGCCGCACCGGTGGCCAGTGGCACGATCGCCGACGCGGCCACGCTGGCGGCCGTAGCGAGCCGAGCCACGCCGGCGGCCAGCCGCCCCGCCGCCTGCGCGGCCCCGGTGGCCCGGTCGTTGAGGCTCTTGAGGTTCCGCTCGGCGGAGCGGGTGGCGCGGCCGGTGCGGTCGTTGCCGATGATGTCGATCTCGACGTCGCGTCGCCCCATAGCACTCACCCCCCACCAGACAGCTCGGCCACCGCGGCCTCGGCGGCCTCCACCGCCACCCGGCGCCACTCATCCGCGTACCGCTCGGAGATCGTCTTGGTGAAGAACCCCTCCGGTACGGCCTGGTTGTGCCAGTCGTACGCCCCGGTGCGCCGCCCGAACGTCGGGTGCCGCACCGTTCCGGCGTCGATGCGGCGGATGTCGGAGAGCTTCTTGTCCTTGCGGCGGCTGCCCTTGACCGTCAGCCGGACCGCCCTCGCCGTCACCCGCAGGTTCGCGGTGATCCTGGTCTTCGCGACCCACACGCCGAGCCCACCGGCGCGGGGCAGCTGCTCGACCGCCGCCGCCCGCACACCCTTCCGCGCCGCCGGTAGCGGCTGGCGCATCCGTTTCCGCAGTTGCCGCAGCACCACCTTGCGTTGCGCGTGGCCCTGCAGGTCACGCACCAGGCGGTCGATGGTGCCCCGGTCGGTGATCGTCAGCATGGTCACCTCCCACGGCGGGCCGCCCTGGCCGCATCCCGCTGCGCGTCGGCCTGGTCCTCGAGCCACTCCCAGACCGTCGCCGCTATCCGGTCGTCCCACCCGGCACGCGGGTCGGCGCCGATCACCTCACACACCGACTGGCCGGACAGCAGCGCCAGCCGGATCAGCGACCAGGTCGCGGACCCGGCCTCGTAGGGACCACCTCGGCCTCACCCTTGCCATCGTCGGCCGGGTTGACCTCGTCAACCTGGTCGTCCCACGCCGCCCACCCGACCTTCAGGCCCTGGCGCTTGAGCGCCGCCCACGCCAGGTACCGGACGAAGGTCACCGGGGCCTCTTCGTCCGCCATCGTCGCGGCACACCCGAAGGACTCCCGTTCCCACTTCGACATCTCCGCCTGCCCGGCGGTGACCTCGACCGGCTCCCGCCCGTCGAGGTACGTCACCACCAGCCGCATCCGCGTGGCCTCAGCCATGTCCTGACCCCCTGCACGATCAGACCCGCGGTGCGGGTCAGGCGAACACCGGCTGCCCCTGGCAGGGCAGCTCGATTTCGATCTCAGCCCAGCTGCCCTGCTCGCCGCCGAACGGCACCGCCATGCACAGCACATCCACGGTCGCGGTCACCCCACCCGCTTTCGGCTGCAGCACCACCTCGACGGTCTCGCCGGCATGGTCGTTGAGGTACCTGGCCAGCCCCTGGCTGTCCGTGAAATCTTGGATGCCGGCCAGCTCGAGCGTCCACACCGCCGAGTCGACATCCTGGACGACACCATCCGGCACCAGGGTCCGGTACGTCTGCACCGGCGTCTCCGGCACCAGCCTGGCCTTCTTGACCTGGTTTGCGTAGTCCAGACCCGACAGCGTGACGCTGGCGTTCTTCACGACATACGCGCCCGCTGGAGCGCTCATTCCGAGATCCCTTCCAACTGGAGACAGAACAGAACCCCACCGTTGCGGAGCTCGAGCGGGACCGGCTCGGCGCCGGTCAGGAACAGCACGCCGTCCAGGGCGTCGACCAGGTCCGGCAGGAGCGCGTCGATCTCGTCGACCGCACGCGCCTCGTCCTGGTCGAGGACCACCAGGACCTGCCAGGTCGCCGACCAGGCGTCACCCGGGCCGCGCTCGAGCGGGCCGAGCACCGGCCACGCGTTGCCCCGCACCGGAACCGTCGGCTTCTTCGCGTACCCGCGGACCCCGTCCACGGTGGACAGGGCATCGGCGATCGCGTCCCGGGTGACGGCGAACATCAGGTCAACAGGTCCGCGTACGCGGCGACGACGAACGTGCCGCCGGCGATGGTGTAGACCGCGCGCCAGGTGCGGGGCAGGTGCTGCGGCACCGAAACGTTGGCGGTCGCCGCCACGCCCGGCGCCACCACCAGGGTGGTCGTGGCCTCCGTGGTGATTGCTGCGGTGACCGCACCCGGGATGTCGTACCAGCCGTTCCCGTTGTGCTTGCCCTGCAGCTTCACCGTCAGGGACGCGGCCGAGACCTTCGACGTGGTCACGATGTTGACGATCGCACCCCGGGCGTAGGGGTTGTCCTGTGCGGTGCCGTCCGCGGACGCGTCGAGCAGCGCCGCCGTCCGCAGCGTCACCTTGCTGTTGGCCATGAGACTTCCTTCCTGGTCTCTGGAAACGCTGGCTTGTCCGTGATGGACACCTCTTGCCCGATGGCCCTGGTCGCCAGGTCCACCCCGGGAATGTCCGGATCTGGGACGACGTCGGTGATGTCGACCCGCAGCGACAGCCCCGCCCGTGGGTCGGCCGCCAGCTCCAGAGCGTCGTCACCGCGCCGGCCGCGGGCGACCAGCAGTGCCACGCACAGCCCCTCCGGCTGCGACCAGGCTGCGGCGGCGCGGCCGACCCGCGCCGCGTAGTCGTGGTCTAGTAGCAGCGGCCACCGCGCGCCGGCGTGCGGCACCGACCGGGGCGCGAACCGGTACCGGCGTCGGCCGGACACACCGACCCGCCACCACGGCAGCGCCAGCGCCAGGATCAGCCGCCGGCGGCGGCACACCCACACCTCAGGCCAGGCCCAGCCGCTGGTAGTGCTGCAGCAGCTGCCGCACCCCCGGCGTCATCTGGCCACTGCGCGGCGGCGCATCCCACTCCGAACCACCAGCACCCGAGTCCGGGGTGTCCCGGTGGGTGCGGGCCGCCATCGCCCGGCACGCCTGCCCCACTGGCAGCGGCACCGCCGGCCACCCCCACACCGCGGTGATCCGCACCCGCGGCCACGCCCGCCACGTGCCATACAGGCGGGTCAGCGCGACGATCGGCCGGTCCGGGTCGGTCGAGTCGAACCGCTCGACCTCGAAGCCGGTCACCGGCGTCCAGGAATCGCCGCCGCCGACCTCGACGACCAGGTTTTCATCCAGCGCGATGTCGTCGACCAGCAGCCGCTCGCCATCGTCGTCGACGACCACCCGACCCCGGGTGGCCAGGAGGCGCTGCGACACCCCGTCCGCCATCCAGAAGACGCGGTCACAGTGGTCGTCGATCTGGCGGGACGACTCGCCGATCAGCCGCTGCAGCCTGGCGTCCCGCGACGTGTCCGTGGCGTCGATCCCCAGATCTTCCTTGAGGTCTTCCAGGGTCGTGTAGTCGGTAGCCACTGCGAGCCCCGGTCAGAAGTAGGTGACGATCACAGCGATGCCGTCGCCCCCAGCGCCACCGGCACCGGAGGCGTTGCCATTGACGGACGCGCCGCCGCCACCACCACCGCCGCCGTATCGGCCGCCCCGGGCGCCAGCCTGCGCCGCGCCGGTGGTCGACGCCGCCCCACCGCCACCACCGCCACCCGGCCGTGTTGAACCGGCGGGCTGGTCATACCCCGCCGCTGGGAGCGCGCCATCGACGACACCGCCGGCGGCATAGCCGGCGTCAGCGTTGCCAGTCCAGCTGAATGTGCCGCCGCCGCCATTGCCGGCCGCGTCTGCGGCGGTGACCCCACCGCCCTCACCGCCGCCGCCAGCAGCGGCGCCGTTGGTCCCACTACCGACACCTGCGCCGCCGGTGGCACTGGCAGAGCCGCCGGTGGCCCCGTTGGATGTGCCATATCCGCCAGTGCCGCCGGTCCCGCCAGTGGCCGTACCCCCAGCCCCGCTGTCGGCGGGAATGCCCGTCTGGAAGAACGTGCCGAACTTGGTGACGCCGCCATAGACGCCAACGTTGCCGTTGGTGTCGTCGGCGTCGACAGCGGCGCCGCCGGCGCCGCCGAGCCCCACCGTGACGGCCACGGTAGCCGGAAGCGTCGCGGCCGGGATTGTGCCGACGGTGAGCGAACCGCCACCGCCACCGCCGCCCGCACACCGCACGGATCCGGCCGCCCCACGGCGCCCAGATCCGCCGCCCCCACCCCCGCCGATCAGGATGACCTCGACCGCGGCCGCCCCGGAAGGCTTGGTCCAGGTTCCGGACGCGGTGAACGTCTGGACGTCTGCACTGCGGCGCACCAGCCCGATCCCCGACATCAGGTGCCCACCTGCAGCACGTCGCAGCGCACCGTGCCCGCCGCAGCGATGGCATACAGGCCGCCGTAGCTGCCGCACAGGTCGACGGTGACGGCCTCGCCGCCATCCAGCTGCAGGCCCGCACCCGCGGTGACGCCACTGCCGCCCAGGTCAACGGCGGCCGTTCCCCGGTTGCGCACCAGCAGGGCACTGGTGGCCATGTTCCCCACGGTGCCCACGTCCAGCCGTGTCGCATCGGTGGTCACGGTGACGCGCTGCCCGATGACTGACATCCGGTCTCCTCTCAGGTCGCGTCCGCCAGCGCCACCCACGTGGGCAGGGCCAGCGTCCCGGTCTGCCGGTACAGGCCCGGCGTCGACGTGTCGATCAGCAGCGATCCCGGTCCGGCGGTGCCGGCGCCGGTACCGACCACCCCGTCGGCCGGGGCGTCGGCGCCGGCGGTCACCGTCACGGCCACCGCAGCCCAGGTGTCCTCATCGCCGTCCGTGCACACGTACCAGCCGGTGGCCGGATCGATCCCGTACGCGGTGGTGTCCGAGTAGTAGTCGCCGGTGTCGCCGACGGTCACCCCGTCGGTTGGGGCACCCTCGCCGCTGCGGAGCGTGCCCGCGTCCGCCGTCCACTCCGGCAGCTCCGCGGTACCGGTCTGGACGAACAGCAGCGGGCCGCCGCCGGTCTGCACGTACAGGTCATCAGCCGCGGTCGTGCCCGCCCCAGTTCCCGCCACAGCGTCCGTTGGCGCATCCTCGTGCACCATGATCGCCACGTCGCTGGCGAGCTTCACCACCGCGTGGACATGGTCACCGGCGGCCATCTCGTCGGTGACCCGGTGGTCGATATCTGCCGGATACACCGGTACCACCGGGCCGCCGGCGATGGACGCGTACAGCTGGGTGACGTTGTCCGGCCCGAAGACCAGGGCCGGACCGTCGGCCGCCGACGTCACCGTGGACGTGCCGATCGCCACCTGGTCCGGGTACGTCACGATCGCCGCAGCACTCGACCCGGCCGCGTCCGTCCAGAACTTCACAGACAGGCCGGCCAGCGAGGCGTAGCGGCCGTCCGGATTCAGGCGCCGAGCCAGCCCGGTGTCGGGGAACACACTCCGTGCCACAGCCACACTCCATTCCCGTCCGGCCGGCCGGACGTGTCACCGCCGATCCCGGAGCTACGCGTCCGGCTCGGCCAGCTCAGCTCTTCCCCCCGTCGACCTTCGGGACGACCTTCACCTTCTCGGCCGGCGGCTTCGCGCCGTTGCGCCGCAGCTGCTCGTCGACCTGGTCGACGCGGCCCTGCAGCCCCCGCTGGACGTAGCCGCGGCGCTCGTGCAGCAGCGCGTCGACGGTGTCCTGCTTGCGCTCCTCGGCGTGCGCCTTGCGGGCCCTGGCCGCCTCGTCGATCGTCATGACGCCTCGCTCTCCGTGATCATGTTTGGTGGGGGAGTCGCCCGCCCCGCCATGCAGGGCGGGCGGCCTCCTGGTGACATGTACGGTCAGACGCCGGCGAAGACCGGCGTGACCAGACCGGTGCCCGCCACCTTGCGCAGGTGTGCGTACCTGGCGTGCGTGAACGCGTAGTACTCGAAGACCACAACCTCGACCTGCAGGCGGTCGACGATGTCCGCGCGCAGCCACAGCGGTGCGTTCGGGTCCTCCCACAGGTGGCACTCGTTGCGGTCGCCGAGGTAGATCTCGTCCTCGTTGTTGCCTGCGCCGAGGTTGACCGCGATGTTGTTGTCCACGATCACCGGGGTGCCGTTCGGCAGGATGCCGCGGACACCCTGCCCGTAGCGGGTGGCGTAGTTCGCACCCAGGGTCTGTGCCACGATCCCCGGCTGAGTGATCAGCGGGTACGAGGTGCCCATCGCGTTCTGCATCCAGTACCAGCGCCGGGAGTGCATGACCGCGATGTTCTCGCCCGATGCGACGTCGAGCAGCGCGCCCTCGACCCCGGCTAATCCCTCGATCACCTTCGGGTACAGCTCGGCCGTCGTCGGCGACGCATCGGTGTACGCCACCGAGGTGGCCACGGCCGTAGCCCCGATCAGCGCGGTGTTCAGCAGCGCCGAGTCGACGTTCGCCGCGTTCCGCTTGATCAGGTCTTCCATGATCGTGTCTTCGATGCCCGCGCCCCGGTCGATCGCTTGGCGGCTGATCGTCTGCCGGCCCGCGGACGTCCTGACGTTGATCGTCAGGAGTGTGTCGTCGTAGTTCGTCTCGGACGCCTGGTCACCCTCGTTGGCCTGGTCGGCCGCCGACGTGCCGGTGGTACCCCGGCCAAGGTTGACCGTCATACCCTGCGGCGGCAGGTCGTGGTGACGGCACGCGTCGGCGAAGGGCCGACCGGCGGTGGCCATCGGCGCAAACGCCTCGGTGAGGTACTGCGGCACGACCAGGCCGGTGAACGCGCCGGTCCCGACGGCCCGCTGCTGGCCGCCGGCGATGTACTCGGCCCGCTCCACGGACTCCTCGCGCATATGTTGCGCCAGGCGGTCCCGGGCGCCGTAGTCGCCCAACATCGCGTGCACCGCGTCCCGGACGAACCCGACACCGCGCGGATCCTGATCCTGCCGGTAGGTGCGCTCCTCGGCACCCACCCGGGCCACCCGGTCGTACGCCGGCGCCCGCACCCCGGTCGGGCTGACCCGGGCCTGCAACGCGGCGATCTCCTGCTCCCGCGCCTCCTCGGCCTCGAGCTGCTCGAGGCGCCCCTGGCGCTGGGTGACCACCTGGTCGGCGGCGTCCCGGGCAGCGACCGCCGCGGTGACGGCCTCCTCGGTCAGGTTGTCGTCGGACCGCAGCGCCAGCAGCGCGTCCTGCCGCGCCTGGCGCTCGGCGAGCGCGGTACGCAGCTCCTCCTGCGCCCGTGCGATCAGTTCGGCGAGCGTCATGATGCTCACCCCTCCTTTGTCTGATGTGGATCGGTACTCGCCCGTCCAGGTCAGACGGCCACCCGAGGCGTCAGCGCCGGCGTGGACTCGTGCGCGCGGTCAGGCACCCCGGCGGTCATGCCAGGGCAGTGCTGGGGCGGGGATTCGAACCCCGGCCGCCGGTCGTGGTCCGGCGGTGTCACCGCTGCCCGGGGGTCGACGGCAGCGAAACGCGGTGGACCTCTCCGCGCACCCCAGCAGGTCAGGACAGGACCGCCACTATGGCGGCCAGGGCCAGCAGGACCAGACTCACCAGCAGGCCACAGCCACTACCGCCGGGCGGTGACGGTGTCGGCGCCGGCGTCGGGACCGGGATCAGCCTGGCCATCAGCGGGCGATCGCCAGCTCGAGCAGCGCCCGCGCCCGCGACGACGCCGGCCGGGCCGCCCGCAGGCCCGAGTCGGTGTCTGGGTTCGCCCCGTACCCGACGATCGCGACGTCGCCCCGGTGGATGTTGACCCGCTTGATCCGGTACTCCATGTAGTCCGGCGACCAGGACCCCAGCTCGATGCGGAACGCGAAGCTCATCTCGTCGACCAGGCCGGAGCGCAGCTTCGGCGCGATGTACGCCACGTCGGCGTCGGCTGCGTCGAGCTGGGCGGTTATGGCCAGTCCAATGTCGTCCATTGCCAGCTGCAGCGTGCCCGTCGTCGTCCGGGCGATCCTCCGCAGCTGGTCGTGCGCCAGCACCAGGGGCACGTCCAGGTCTGCGCGGGCCAGGGTCTCATCGAACGCGCCCGCGTCGATGATCTCCGTGTACGGGCCGTACCAGTCCCACATCTCGTACGGGGTCTCGACCACGGACGCGTGGCCGGCGAAGTCCAGCAAGCCACTGCCGCTGGCCGCGGCCCGCATCTCCACCCCGGTCAGCGCGGCCCGCACCGCCGCCCGCGACCCCGCCGCCTCGAGCGCCCGGCGCTGCGACGGGCGGTCCGCCCGCTGCCGAACATGCTGCGCCCGCTCCCGGGCCGCCTCGGCCATTGTGCTCACGCCGGTACTCCCGTCGTCGATGTCGGCACCTGCCGGGCGCCAAACAGCCGGTCGAACTCCGCCAACTGGTCCTCGGTGTACGGGGCGCGGTCCTCGAGCGCCCTGGCCTCCGATGGGCAGATCTGCCTCGAGTTGATCTGAACCTGCAGCACCTCGGCCCGGGTGCGCGGGTCCATCGCCAGCAGCGAACCGCGGTTCAACTTCACGAACCTCGGCGCGGGCAGCAGCTCGGTCAACGCATCCTCGCGGCGGGACACCGCCGGACCGAGCGACAGCGTCAGGAACTGCAGGTTGCGCTGCAGTTGATTCGCGTAGGTGATGCTCGACCCCGATACGGCCGCGTCGAGCAGGTCGGCCGGCACGTCGAAGAACCGCGCGATGTCCGTCAACCCGAACTTCCGCGACTCGAGGAACGCCGCGCTGGCCTCGACCGCCGCGAATGGCCGCAGCTCCCAGTCCGACCCGGTCACCAGGATGTCGCCAGCCTGCACGGTCGCCTTGTACATGTCCTTGGCCGCCCGGGCCTCCTTGCCCTGCAGCGTCTTCGCGGTGTTCCGCAGGTGCGCCGGCGGCACCGCGGTACCCGAGAACCAGGCCATCGCCAACTCCTGGGCGCTGGCGTACTCGCCGAGCGTCAGCGCCGCCGCCGCCAGAGGCGACAACCCCACCGGCAGACCGGCCTGGCTGTACTGGCGCTCGTGCCACATTTGCTCGGTCGGGTATTTCGTCCCCCTGATCCAGTACTGCAGCTCGCCCTTGACCAGCTTCACCACCACATCGGCCAGCGGCACCAGGTCGATCCTGGCCGGCAAGTCGAGACCGGTCCGCTCCGTGATCAGTCCGAAGGCATTCCCCGACCGGTCCAGGTCGACCTGCGTCGCGAACAGCCACTCCCGGGCCGTCACCGGCTTCCCACCCGCGAACAAGCTCCCCGGGGTGACCAGCGCCGGCGGCGCCGGCACACTCACCCGCACGTCGCCGACCCACCGGTACACGTCCACCGGCATCGACGACACCAGATTCGCCCGCAGCCGCAGCGACGCCCACACCGCGGAGTTGCGCATCGCCTGCTCGGGCGTCACCACCCGGCTCGAGCCCACCCCGAGGCGCTGGCGCGCCAGCTCTTCGAGGGCCGAGGTTCCCGCCACGCGCCGGGCCAGCCACGAACGCAGAGAGGATCGCCAGCTCACCTGTCGTCCCCCTCCCCATCCAGCCCCAGCGACGCCAGCACGTCGTAGTCCTCGCCCAGGTGCTTGCGCGCCTCGTACGCGCCGGCCGCCACCGTCCCGCCCACCAGCGGGCTGATATCCCCCTCGGCGGTCCGCCGTGCCCACGCCCACGCATCACCCAGCGGCCTGGTCCTCGCAGCGGCGTACGCGTCCATCAGCGGCCTCTGACCCATGTGCCGCAGCCGGCCAGCCCGGATCGCATCCGCCACCGCACCGCACGCCGCCGTCACGTCCCGAGCGGTCGGCACCCACAGCTGCCCCCGCTTGGCCTTGTCCTCGCTCGCCGGACGCACCAGGTGCGGGATCTTCAGCTTCAGCTCCGGCCGGGTGGCATCCGCCAGCGGCACCGCCAGACTGCCAGCCGGACCGGCCACGTCCAGCCCCCATGCCACCGGATCCCAGCGCTCCGCCAGCTCCAGCGCCCGGGGCACCACCCAGTCCAGACCCGGCCGGTGGTCAATGACCTCCCAGTGCCAGCCCGCGTCACACGGCCCACAGACCACGATCGCAGCGTGCGACCGGGCCGGCGTCACATCGATCGCGAACGCCACCGGTTCACCGGGCCGGCTGCGGACGTCGACGCAGGCGTTCCACTCCTCGACCGGTGGGATGTTCGGATCCGGCGGCGGCACCTTCCGGCGACGCCTGTTCAGGTACGCCCGATCGAACTCGGAGGGGTCCTTCGACATCTTCTGCAGTTCGGCCCGGATCGTCTCCAGCCGCACCGTATGCCGCCACACCCCGGCCGGATCACAGGTGCATGGCGCCGGCCCGGGGATCGGGCAGAGCGCCGGCATGCACCTCAGCCAGGTCTCCGGGTCGGCGCGGTCGCCGTCCAGGTCCGACCACTCGAGGTAGCAGACGCTCGTCTGCTCGCCAGCCTCGACCATCTCCCGGCCCTGGTCGACGATGGCCGCCAGATAGAGGCTCTTCTCGGTACCCTCCGTGCTGATCACCCAGTGCTGCGGCGACCAGCGCGTGATCATCGCCGGACTGAACGCCTGCTCCAACCGGGCATCCTCGGCCGCGAACGCCTCATCCTCCACACCGAGATCGAGGGTCTCGCCATGTGCTGACGTCTCCCCGGACGCGGTGATGCCCTGTAGCCCGCCGCCATCCCAGCGCAGCGCCTCATCACCGTTGGTCAGCCGCTGACGGAACATCGAGCGGAACGGTGACGCCTCGAGTTTCGGGATGTGCTCCTCGACGAACTTCCTCCGGGCGTTCAGGCGCTTCTGCGCCGCATACAGGCTGGTCTGCCGCGTACCCTGCGCCGGCGCGTACTTGCGCGCCTGGCGGCCCATCTCGGTCATCCGGTGAGTGGTGACCGCCAGGATCTCCGTCGTCTTTCCCGACTGGCGTGGCGTCAACATCCGGACGTTGCGATACACCAACGCCCTCGCGGCCTGGTCGAACTCGAGCGCCACGTCCGCGGCGTACCGCTGCCATGGCATCATCGGCGTGCCGAGCCGTGCCGCGATCCGGGCCACCGCCCGCCCGTACGTCGGCCGAGTCGGGTCGCGCAACGTACCCACCCGGGGTGGGCAGGTCAGTCCGTACGCCGCGTAGATCTCCTCGGCCGACATGCCGGGGTGAAGCTCGATCGCCGGCGCACCCCGGTCACTCCGGGTCGGTGTCGTCTTCGTCGCCACCGGCGTCCTGACCTTCCCAGATCGCCGACAGCGTCGCCCGCAACTCCCGAGCCACCGGTGCCGGCGACTGCAGCGCCCCGCCGTCCAGTGCCCGCGCCAGGGCGTACGCCGACTCGGCCAGCGCCTGCTGCTGGTCGACCAGGTCCGCAAGCTCCTCGACAGCGGCGCGGGTCGCCGTCTCGATCGGCCCGCACGTTGGCACGACCGGGGCCGCGGTGAACGCGTCGGCGTGCTCGCCGAGCAGCTGCCGCGCCGGCACCTGCAGCGCGGCCGCCAACCACAGCAGCTCATCCACGCTCGGCGCGCGGCGCCCGGACTCGAGGTTGCGGTACGCCGCGACGGTCAGCGCCGCCGGCGCGCCGGCCTCCCTGGCCCGGGTCACGACCTCGTCCCGGGTCAGCCCCGAGGCGCCCCGCGCAGCGGTGATCGCAGCGGTGATCGTGGCGCTCACCGGGTGCCCCTGGCGGTCAGATCAGCCCGGAAAACGCGCCCGGGGGGAGAAAAAGGGAGGGATGGGCTGGGGTCCCCCGGGATCGATGATCCTAAAAAAGCGCAGGTCAGCGTCATCGGCACGGTCCGATCAGTCGACGGTCAGCGACCCGGTCACCAGTCACGCGACCTGATCGGCGCAGTGACCACAGCCCGAGGCTTGGCACCCTTACTGCTGTTGCAGCAGCGGTGAGCAGGGCGGCAGTTGTGCAGGCTGTTCGGTTCGCCACCCCGGTCGAGACTCACCATGTGGTCGACGGTGTAGGCGCGGCGATGGTTGGGGTGCAGGTCCAGGTTGATCGACTGGTGGCACAGCCAGCACACCGGCCCGTACACCTCGAGCACCCGATCCCGCAGGCGGCGCCACGGCCGACCCTTGCGACCCGCCGTCCTCGCCACCATCACCCACCGCCCCGAGCCAGGCGCGCAGGACACGCCTCCGCCGGTCACCAGCATCATGGGCGTGCCTTCGAGACCGTGCTGTCGCGTTGACGCACCCGGCCCGGACACGGCGAAGGCCCGCGCCAGGCGGGCCCCTCGACGCAGCGACAGCGCCCCCAGTCCGGACACACGTCACCTGCTCCGCTTCACCTTACAACGGACCCGCGACATCACGTGCCACTCCGCTTGCGGCCTCCCCGCTTCGAGGTCGCGGTGGCCACCTCGGCGTCGAGCACCTCGTCCAGCAGGTAGTACCCGATGCCATCCACCCGGACCGGCCGCCGCACCTTGCCCCTATGCACCCACACGTCGAGCACCTGTCGGGTGATGCCCGCCCGCGCGCACACCACCTCGGCGGTCGCCCACCGCTCGCCCGCCACCTCCAACACCTGGTCCATACCAGCCCCGCTCACCACCCGCGGCCCGCCTGCCCGCTGCGCACCTCCGGCCGACCCGGCACCCGCAGCCGATCGGCGAGGATCTCCCACTCGCTCGCCGGCCAGGCGTGCGCCCGCCCCTCGTACCGCACCCGCTGCCCACACCCACACCCCGGCCCACTGCACCGGCACGCCCGCGCAGTGCACCGCACCACCCACCACCGATGCTGCGGCACCGTCACGTCCACTTCGAGCGACCGGCGCCCGCACGCCGGACAGCGGGCACCACCCGGCCACGGCACCGTCAGCTGCCGCTCGATCCCGGCCGCTGCCTCCGCCCGCTCAGCCGCCCGCTCGAGCAGACCGCGCACCCGGTCCACCCGATGCGCGGGCAGCTCGGCGACGACACACCGCCGGCGTGCCCGCCCGGTCCGGTCCACCACCCACGCCTCACCCGGCCCCGCCAGCCAGTCGATCCCCTCGACCACCCGCCTCGACCCGACCGGCGTCCACGGCGGCACGGTGTCGACCAGGCCGGTCGCGTCGAGCGCGGTCGACACCGCCTCGTACACCTCCGCGTACCCGTCGAGCAGCGCCACCCGGGCCGGCGCCGCGGACGGGCCACCCCACGGACGATCCGACCCGGCCAGGCCGAGCCTGCGGGCACGCGCCTGCTCCGCCTGCTCCCGATACCAGGCTGCGGTACGCACCTCGACCTGGTCCTCGTTTGCCGGCCGCGTCGACGGGCGTGGCTCCCGGCCCGGCTCGGCCAGCACCAGCAGCCAGCCGACCGCCCGGGCCAGCCGGGCCGCCGCTCGGATCGTGTCGTCGATCAGGTCCCGGTACTCCTGGTCTGGTGTCAGCGGCTCGGTGCTCATCGGTCCTCCACAGCGGCACGGGCGGATCGGGGTGCTGGGCGGGCGCCGGCAGGCCAGCCGGCGTCGTCATCGGTCAGGTGGGCGAGGTCGAGTCGGCCCGGATCGAAGGGGTCAGAGAGTCTCCGGCGCTGGTGGGTGGCGGCTGGTGCTGGGGTGCGTGGCTGGGCTTGGGTGGGCGGTCCGGGGCGAGAGCGCTTCGTGTAGACGTCCGGGTCCGCCGAGGTCCGTGGAGTAGGTGGGGGAGCGGCGACCGGATCGGGATCGGCGGCCCCCGCCCCGCCCCGACCCGGACCCTTCCTTGCCGTC